GAGGGTATCGACTCGCGGACAGGACATGTATGGCAACAGCATTGATGACCAGGAGACGAAACTGAGAGCGGCGGGGTGCGAGGAGATCTTCCGGGACAGCTGTACGGGAACGAAGATGGAGCGGCCCGAGCTGGGGCGGCTGCTGGAGACACTCCGGAACGGGGACCGGCTGGTGGTGACGAAGCTTGACCGGTTCGCGAGGACGACGGCAGGCGGGATTGAGACGATCCGCGAGTTACTGTCAAAAGGCGTGGCGGTGCATATTCTGAATATGGGGCTGATTGACAACACGCCGACGGGCAAGCTGATGGTGACGATGCTGCTGGCGTTTGCCGAGTTTGAGCGGGACATGATTGTGGAGCGGACGATGGCCGGGAAGGCGGTCGCGAGACAGAACAAACCGGGGTACCGGGAAGGCCGCCGCGAAAAGGTCGTCGATGAGACTGTGTTTGAAAATCTCCGCGAAAAACAAAAAAGCGGTCAGATGACCGTTGCGGAGTGCTGCAGGGAGCTGAAAATCAGCCGGAGCAAGTGGTACACGTTATGCGGCGGAGTGGCATGATCAAGCGGCAGGACAGAAGAATGAGCAAAGGGTGATGAGGGCATGTCATCGGTGCATATCATGGAGACGCGGAAGGCGACGCCGACACCGGGAGAACAGGTTGTGATTGATCTGGTGGAGACCGAAGAGAGTGAACCCATGGTCATTGACTTAGCCGGGACGGAAACAAACGAGCAGGTCGTCATCGACCTTTCCGGAGCGGAGCAAGGCGGGCAAGTGGCGGTCGATCAGACTGGGGCAGGCGTCAGGAAGACCACGGCGGTCACGGCGGCCCCGAAGCAAACCGCGGCGGGCGGCAAGAACGCGTTCATGGACAATCTGCCGCTCTTCGCGGGGGTGCTGCTGGTCATTGTGGCGGCCATCTCGAGTACGCGGAGGGGCAAGCCGGGCGAGAAGACGATCACGGGCGGGAAGCGGATTGAGAGCGTGAAGATCCTCGGCACCTCGACGGCGATGGAGACGCGGGTGCTGGCGACCTACAACTTCACGGTGTACAGTCTGCTGATCCGGTACACGGACGGGTCGACGGAGGTGCGGGAGGTACAGAAAAAGCATCTTCGGCGGTACATGCCGTATATTGAGAACTAGACGGGTTTCGGCAAAGATATCTCAGGCGCGGGTGATAGGATCTCTGACACCCGCGCAATTCTTTGGGGATCAGGAAAGCGAACGTTCGGGACGGGAGAGAGGCGGAACGTTCGGTACTGTTTTCAGATCAGAGAGGAGGATCGTCGTGAAGACAGATCAAACCATGGAGCTTCAGCACGGGTACACCGGATCCGACGTGGCGCTGCGGAACGTGCTGGCGTACATTGAGCGGCATCCGCGGGACGTGAAGGCGTACGACGACGCGGTGACGCTGATGTACGAGCATGTGAAGGCGGGGGAGGGTGCGTACCACGAGTACAACCGTTCCTTCCGGGAAGCGATGATCGGGGCCATGCGGCGGATGGCGGACGGGACGGTCTCGGAGATCGAGAGCCTGAACCGGACGTATCGGAAGAGCCTGTTGATGGACGCGAAGGTGGACTTTGACGCGTACTGCCTGTACATCGAGGCGGACCGCGAGCCGGAGAAGCAGTTCTATCTGCCCCGGAGGCGGGTCCTGCATCCGATCGTGAAGGATCTGATGGCCCTGGACAAGGGCGAACTGAACCTGCTGAGCATCTCGCTCCCGCCCGGCACGGGCAAGACGACGCTGGCCATCTTCTACCTGACGTGGCTGGGCGGGAAGAATCCGGACAGCCCGATGCTGACCTTCTCGCACGATGCCGGGATTGTGCGCGGGATGTATGACGAAATTCTGCGGATCGTGAACCCGGAAGGGGAGTATCTATGGCACGACGTGTTCATGGAGACGCAGATCGTGAACACGAACGCGAAGGACCTGCGGATCGACCTCGGGCGGCGGAAACGGTTCGAGACGTTCCAGTTCTCCTCCATCGGGGCGGGGAACGCGGGCAAGCTGCGCGCGGCACAGCTGCTGTTCTGCGACGACCTGGTGGAGAGCATCGAGCAGGCGATGAGCAAGGAGCGGCTGGACAAGCTGTGGACACAGTACAACACGGACATTCAGCAGCGGAAAACGGGCGAGTGCAAGGAACTTCACATCGCGACCCGGTGGAGCGTTCACGACGTCATCGGACGGCTGGAGCGGCAGGAGATGGACTATCCGACCGGGAAGGCGAAGTTCATCGTCATACCGGCCCTGAATGACCGGGACGAGTCGAATTTTGACTATCCTGGCATCCACGACAAGTTCACGACGGCGTTCTACCACAAGCAGCGGGAGAACATGGACGACGTGAACTGGAAGGCGCTGTACATGAATCAGCCCATCGAGCGGGAGGGGCAATTGTACAACGCGGACGAGCTGCGGCGCTTCTTCGAGATGCCGGAGGGGCAGCCGGACGCGGTGATCGCTATTTGCGACACGAAGAACAAGGGCAGCGACTACGCCTTCATGCCGGTGGCGAAGATCTACGGGAACGACTGGTACATCGTGGACTGCATCTGCGACAACGGGAACCCGGATGTGGTGGAGGAGCGGCTGGCCCAAATCCTGGCAAAGTACAAGGTGCAGATCGCGGAGTTCGAGAGCAACAGCGCGGGGTGGCACATCGCCGAGAAGATCCAGACCAAGGCGAAGGCCCTCGGCGGGATCGTGAAGGTCACGACCCGGTACACGACGGCGAACAAGGAGACGAAGATCATTGTCAACGCGCCGGCGGTGAAGGAGCACTGCCTGTTCCTCGATAACTCCAAGTTCAGACCGAACAGCGACTATGGCCGGATGATGCTGATGCTGACGAGCTACACCATGGCGGGGCGGAATAAGCACGATGACGTCCCGGACGGAATGGCAATGCTGGCGCTGTACATGGAACGGATGAAACAGAGCACGGTGGAGGTGCTCCATCGGCCGTGGTGAGAAAAGTACCGAAAAGCACCGGAGAATACTATAAAATCATATTCAAAAAAGCTTGACTGCACAATAACAAATTGGTATAATTTAGCCGAAGAAGTGTGACCGTCGGGAGACGGGCATCGGGCGCTGAAGGATGCCGCTCCCTATGGGAAGCTTCCTTTAGCGCCTTTTTGCATTGGGAGGAGGTGACACCGGTGGGCAGCGAGCAGCTGATGACCCACAACTTCCGTACGGACATGCACGGGAGGAAACAGATTTTCACCAGCGAGCCGGAGATCAACCGGGGGAACGTCCTTCAGGTGTTGGAGAAGGCGATGAACACGCACCGCCAGAACCGTGCGGAGGAGGCCACGCTGGAGAAATACCTGCGCGGCATCCAGCCGATCCTGGACCGGCAGAAGAAGTTCAACGCGGATGTGGCGAACAACAAGATTGTGTTCAACATCGCGAACCAGATCGTGACCTTCAAGACGGCGGAATTCGCGGGCGAACCGATTCTGTACGTCAATCGCCGGAGCCGGAAGGGCGTGCCGAAGAAGATTGCGGACCTGAACGCGATGATGATCTCCGAGGGCAAGCCGTCGAAGGACATGGAGATTGCCTATTGGATGTTCACCTGCGGCGTGGCGTACCGGCTGATCGTCCACGACCCGAACGTCGGGAAGCGCGCCTTCCTGGACGAGGCGCCGTTCGAGATGTTCGTGCCGGATCCGCGGAACACGTTTGTGATCCGTCTCAACGACGTGAGCAAGCGCGTGGTGGCGGGCGTGAACTATGTCTATCAGGATGAGAACGGCACGGAGTCGAGCATCCAGTACACGGTCTACACCCCGAACGTGACCTACACGATTCAGGGGTCCGCCGCGGGCGTGGGGAAGATTGTCCGGGAGGACCGGCACAACTTCGGCATGATCCCGCTGGTGGAGTATCCGTGCAACCCGGTGTACATGGGGGCCTTCGAGGTGGTGCTGCCGATTCTGGACGCCATCAACCTGACCCAGAGCAACCGGCTGGACGGCATCGAGCAGTTCATCCAGGCCATCATGGTCTTCGAGGGCGTGGACATCACGGACGAGCAGCTGACGGCCCTGCGCGAACAGGGCGCCCTGAAGCTGCCCACCACGATGGACGGCCGGTCGAGCCGGGTCTACTACCTCAACGAGCAGCTGGACCAGAGCCAGACCCAGACGCTGGTGGACGACATGTACCAGACGGTGCTGGAGATCTGCGGCATGCCGTCGCAGGGCAACGCCAACACCTCGGACAGCTCCAACAACGGCGCGGTCATCATGAAAAACGGCTGGTGGAACAGCGAGGCCCGGCAGCTGGAGACCGAGGGCATGTGGAAGGCGGCCGAGACGGAGACGCTCCGGATCGTGCTGAAGATCTGCGACGAGACGAACCGCCTGACGGGCATCAACCTGTCGGACGTGGAGCCGAAGTTCTACCGGCGCAGCTACGAAGATCTGCTGGTGCGGACACAGTCCTTCTCGACCCTGCGGTCGGCTGGATGCACGAGCCTGCAGGCCTTCACCTACTCGAAACTGTCCCGCGACCCGGAGAGCGACGCGATGCAGTACGACGAGTATCAGGAACAGCAGGCGCAGGCTCTGGACCAGGCCGGAGGCGCGGCCATCGGGGAGGACGACCTCCCGGAGGAGGAGGACGCCGTGGGCGTCGCCACCGGGAGCAGCAGCGTGGACGGCACGGGCCATCCGAAGAATTCCTACGCGGTCTGCCCGGTGTGCCACAAGACCTTCAAGAAGCGGGCCAACAACCAGCGGTACGACCGGCCGGAGTGCCGGAAGAAGGCCCTGCGCGGACCGGGTGATGTGTAATGATCTACGACAGGGCAGATGAGGCGATCCGGATCCTGAACCGGCTGAATCTGCGGCTGTTCGGGAGACTCAAGCTGATCCCGGCAGATGAGCTGAACATCATCCGGGAGACGAAGGACGCCTACGGCACCTCCGCCCGGCACGCGAAGCGGCGGTATCTGGAGGTGGCGCAGGGCGCGTACGTCGAGGCCTGCGTGGAGGCCGGCATGGAGCGGAGCAGGGCATGGCGTCTGATGCGGGAGGACATCGTCGAGGCATGGCTGATGGGCGTGCTGGACGAGGTGGACCCGGTGACGCGGTACCGCTTCGACCCGGAGACGGAGCGCAAGCAGGCACGGCTGGCGGAGTCGCTGGCGCTGACCACCTTCCGGGACCGGGAAGTGGACAAGGCCCTGCGCTACTGGACGCTGCAGACCGCGCAGTACGCTATCAGCGTGACGGATCGGGCCAGGCTGGAGGGCTTCATGGCCGCCGGCGTGGCCGAGGTCAAGTGGAACACGAAGCAGGACGAGCGGGCCTGCGAGGAGTGTCGGGAACGGGACCAGCAGATCTATCCGATCGACAAGGTGCCGCCCAAACCGCACTTCGGATGCAGGTGCTGGCTGACCCCGGCGTAACCCAACAACGGTTTCGGACGGCGGAGGCCGTTTGAAATAAGACGCAGAGAAGCGTCTCTAAACAATTCGCAGGCCGGCAGAGAAGCCGGGATACAAGTCTCGCAAATCACGATGACAGAGAAGTCGTTAAAACGCAAAGGAGAACCGCACATGTATAAGAATGGCATCTGGCAGTACAAATTCCTCAATCCTGACACGGGCGCTGGCGGAGAGGGCGAGGCCCTGACCCCGGACGCGAACCTCAACGAGGGCGTGAACGAGGCGGAGGTCAACACCGACTCCAACGCGGAGATTGCGAGACTGAAGGCGGAGCTGGCGAAGGCCAAAGCGGCGACGGACAAGGCGACCAAGGAGGCCGGCGACATCCGCAAGCAGCTGAGGGCGAAGCAGAGCGCGGAGGAAATCGCAGCGGAGGAGAAAAAGACCGCGGACGAGGCGCTGCAGAAGGAACTCGACGAACTGCGCAGGAAAGTGGCACGGGCCGAGACGGTCAAGTCCATCATGGGCAAGCTCGGGACGGATGAGACGGTCTCCGGCAAGATGGCAGAGTATCTGTACGGCGCGGAGGACGTCGATGCCGCGCTGACGGAGCTGTCCAAGCTGTGGGGTGCCAGGGAGAAGGCGATCCGGCTGGAGTTCGGGAAGGTGTCGAAACCCGGCATTGGCGCGGGGGACGGCGTGTCCATCACCGAGGAGCAGCTGGACGCGATGACCTACATGGAGCGGGTCAAATTCAAGCAGGAACACCCGGAAGAGTATGAGCGTCTCATGGGCAGAACATGAGAGAAAGGAAGCACATATGGCTACCGTTAACACCACCACCGGCACCTATTTGACCAATCTGTTCGACCCCCAGGTGGTCGCGGATCTGATCAACAAGAAGCTCGTCAACAACATGGTTTTCGCCCCTCTGGCCAAGGTGGACTACACCCTGCAGGGCCGTGCGGGCGACACCGTGACGCTGCCCTACTACAGCTACATCGGCAAGGCCACCCAGGTCGCTGAGGGCACGGACATCCCCCTGGCCCGGCTGACCCAGACCACCACGCCCGTCCAGATCGTGAAGTTCGCCCGCGCGTGCCAGCTGACCGACGAGGCCGTGCTGTCCGGCTATGGCGACCCCCTGGGCGAGGCCACCACGCAGCTGGCCATGTCCATCAATGACGCGGCGGACGACGCCCTGCTGGCTGCGCTTGCGGGCAACACCGTCAACGTCTACACCACCACCGGCGGCGCTGATCTGGCTCCCTCCGACATCCCGCTGGCGCTGGCCAAGTACGGCGAGGACATCGACGGCACGAAGGTGCTGCTCGTGACCCCCAACTTCTACGCCAAGCTCCTGAGCGAGAACTGGATCCCCGCCTCCGAGATCGCGGCCGAGGTTCGCGTGCGCGGTGTGGTCGGCATGTCCTACGGCTGCCAGGTCATCGTGAGCAACCGCCTCGTGACCGCCGGCGACATGTACATCGTCAAGCCCGGCGCCCTGGCCATGTTCCTCAAGCGCGACACCATGATCGAGTTCGACCGCGACGTCCTGAACCAGTCCACCGTGATCGCGGCCTCCAAGATGTGCGCGCCCTACCTGCTCGATCCCACCAAGGCCATCAAGCTGAGCGCGTAAGAGGGAGGACACGAAGCATGGGCATGATGCTTCATCGTCACTTTGAGGCGGAGGCGGAAGCCAGGAAGGCTGAGCCGGAAAAGGTGGAAGCCCCCGCCAAAAAGCCCGCGGCCAAGAAGGCCAAGCAGGCCAAGCAGCCCAAGCAGGAGTGAAAGGAGGCGGTTGGAATGGACAAAATCCAGACTCTGAAGGCAATGCTCGACAGCACGGAGGATGAGGAAGTTCTGACCGCCTACCTTGAACTGGCCGGGCAGAAGATCATCAACGCGCGGTATCCATACGCCGAAAACCGCTATGAGCTGAGCGTGCCGTACGAATACGAGCCGCTGCAGGTCGAGATCGCCGCCTACATGCTGAACAAGCGCGGGGCGGAGGGCGAGACCCAGCACATCGAGAACGGCATCCACCGCAACTATGGCAGTGCGGACATCCCGGCCGAGCTGATCGGCAGGGTGATCCCCTACGTTGGGGTGGTTGGCGGATGAGAACGCTCAGACGGAACACGGTGCTGTTCACGTACCGGCCGTACGAGGGCAAGGCCTACCGGGAGAACAGCGACGGACGCAAGACCGGCACGCTGAATCCGGTGTACGGCCCGGGGACGACCTGCCGCGGAAATCTCGCGCCGGCCACGGGCTTCGCGGCCAACAACTGGTTCGGCGTGAACACCCGGTACACGCACATCGTGCTGATGGACGACTCGACCGCGGACATCCGCGAGACGGGGCGCATCGACTACGGCGGCGCGGAGTACGAGATAACGGCAGTACGGAAGTCCGTGAACGTGCTGGCCCTGGCGCTGCGCAGACTGACCGGAAGCGAAGGGCAGGCGTGACGCATGGCGAGGATCATCCGCGTGGACCTGACCCCGGACGGCATCGACCAGGCGCTGACGGAGCTGCGGAAGTTCAAGTTCGATTTCCTGAAAGCCTGCAATCAGATGATTGAGAAGCTGGTGATCGAGGGAATCGGTCAGGCGAAAATGCACATCATGGCCTACGGCGCGATGGACACGGGCGAGCTGGTCAACAGCGTGGACGGGTTCTTCAACCCGGGCACCCGGAAGGGCATCGTGTATGCCAACGCGGGGTACGCAGCGTTTGTGGAGTACGGCACGGGCGTGGTCGGCGCGGGAGCCTCCCATCCGGACGCGAGAAAGGATGGATGGGCCTACGACGTCAACAACCACGGCGAGAAGGGCTGGGTCTACCACAGCGACCGGGACGGGAACTTCCACTGGACCATGGGCATGCCGAGCCGGCCATTCATGTACGCGACGGCCCAGCGGCTCAGGGACAAGGCACCCGGCTTCGCGGAGGATCTGTTCAGAGGATTGTAAAAGGAGGGAAACGGCGTGATTGACATCGAGGCGGACGTGTTCGACGCGGTATACAACGCGCTGTGCCTCTCGAGCGAGAATCTGGACGACGCCGTCATCTGCGGCGGGGAGCTGGTTGGAACCTACGTTCCGGAGCCGGAAGCCTTCCCCCATGTGGAGCTGCGGGAGCTGGAGAACATTCCGAACCGGCAGACGGCGGACTCCTCCACGACTGAGTATACCTGCATCGTGACCTACGAGGCGCAGGTGTACGCGCTGGACAAGGATCAGTGCCGGACCATCATGGCGGCGCTGGATGACACGATGCGAAAGCTCGGGTTCGAGCGCAGGGAGATGCAGGCCGTTCCCAACGCGGCGGACATCTCCATCCACCGGATGGAGGCGAGATACCGCGCGGAGGTGGATCACAACAAGGTGATCTACCGGACCGCAGGCTAGAGATAACAGGAGGTGATTGCGATGGCTGGAGAAGACGAAGTGGTGGAGGCCGTTGAAGGCGAAGGCCAGGATTCAGCGGATCTTGTGACCACCGTTCCGGCATCGGCTATCACAAGCACAACCAATCCGAAGGCGGAGGGCTGGTGGGAGGACGACCCCGACGACATGTCCGGGTACTACAAGTGTCCGACCAACGACACCTCTCCGGTCAGCGGAAAGACATACTACAGCGACGTGGCCTATCAGATCGCGTCACCTGAGTATCGCTATTTGTTTGGAGGGAGCAGCATGGCGAAAGCGATTTCCACCTATCAGACCTATCTGGTGTACAGCACGGCCAGCGCCGGCACGTACGCCAAGCTGATTGACATCAAGGACTATC